ATGCTGAACTCGCGTCCTGTCATCTTGGCCAGCATGTGGAGTTCGGGAACAATTGAGGTTCCAACGACCGCAATAGCGTTCTTTTCCAGCATGTCGGCCTCTCGCACCGGCCCTAGTGTTCGCGTGCTTTGTGCGCACTTCTCCATGAGGTCTACCCACACCATCTCACCCTGACGAACCTTCATGTCGAAGTCGTCTGAAGCTCGCTTCAGGAGAAGGAGTGCTTCGTGGCGAGGTAGGAGCGGCTCCTCAGCGGGAGCCTCGGCGACCTTCTCCATGGGGGGAAGCTCTCTGACGAAGTCGAGTTCGTAATCGGCAACGCGATCATACGCCGGGGAACCAGAGGCCTCACGCTGTGCTGAGGCTATTTTGGTCTCCGCTTCGTTTTGTAGGTCGACGATGACTTCTTCGGGGTCGCCCGTGGCGAACTCAAGGATGCGGTCGTCTCCGGACATCTTTGGAAACTCCTCGTTGAATGCGTCCACGTTAGCAAGACGGACCAAAGTACGAATCCCCTCGGGATTCAAGTTATTGGCCCGGGCACTGTCCGCGGCGATCTTATTGATTGATCTTTCACCCTTGTTCACTACAAATTCTTTGGCGATTTTCTGGGCTTCCCGCTCATAGTCTTTTCGTGTCCACATGGCTTTTCCTTTAGTGGTGAATGTCTTCCAACGTTAACCCGGCCTCTTCAGGAGTGGAGGTGTAATCCTCCTCGTCCAAGAGGGCTTGTGCGCGATCAGAAGCACCGCTCTCGAATCCGAGACGGTCTGAGTTTATAATCATTCCTACTGCATCCTTTGACCACCCCTTCGAATACTGCGAGGCTTTTGATGTAATAGAATTGTACTTTGCAATCAGCGCTTTGTGAACTGCCTGTTCTAATAGTAGTTTACCGTAGCGCTTTTCGTCCACCAGAATTTCGTCGTGTCCTTGGCGAAAGTAGGCCGTGAGGTAACTGGGCCCTAATGCCATCCCTGCCTTGAATACCTCCATCTCATCCTTGGGGAGGAACTCTCCATAGCTCCTCACGTAGCGACGAAATTCAAGTTTGTTGCGGAACTCTTCCCGGTCGAATATCAATTGCTGAACCAAGGTAACCACGTCCAGTTCGATATCCAAGCTTTTGGAAAGCTCGGTATTGGAGGCGCCACACAAAAAGAAGACCATCAAAATCCTACGGTCTTCTCCGACTCGGATAATATCTGTAGCGTCTCGGATAGCGAGGGCTTCGTACGAAGGGTCTTCTTCGTTATCAAGAGGAGGGTCTAGATAAATCTCGTAAATACGCCGTAAAGATTTCGAGGCAGGCGGAGATTTAGACTCTAGCGCCTCCTCGATGCGCCTCCACCGACGGTCTGGGAGGCACTTCCGCATCTATGCCTGCGGACCACTGGCCACGTCGAGCTGTTGTTCTACGTCCGACTGCGGAGTGATGGCGTTTTGGTTAACGCTCAAGATGACATCACCCATGGACTTGAAGACCGCACGAAGCTTCTCTTCCAGACTGACGTAGACCTCATCTCCAAGCTGCTCCTTGGCGTCCTTTTCCTGAAGCCAAAGAGTGAGAAGAATCCTACCAAGATTGTCCAAGCTCTTCTCGAGATTGGGTACGTAGGAGGATACAACCTCCTGCAGTACGGGAGCAGACGACAGCATCCCAACAGCACCGGCATCAAAGATGTCCTGGCCCTGGAAGTCCTCGACCATGTCGACCATCTCGGGATTGATCTGCTGAGCAATCATCTCCGGGTCCTCGGAGATACCCTCCGCATCCATGGACGGAGTGGGGGGAGGCATCTCCTCTGGTCCCGGCATCGGAGCTATCATTTGTCCTGCTGCGGCCGGTGCAGCCATGGCCTCAGGAGGAATCTGACCACCACTGGCGTTCGAGATCTCCTGGGTACGCTGCTGGATACCCTGCAACACACTCACGACCATGTCGTTGGCCTGCTGCTGCATCTCCATCTGCTGCGAAAGCTGGTCAACCTGTGATTGGGTTTCCTGCTGCTGCATCTGAGTCTGCTGCGCAAGCTGCTGTGTCACTTCAGCAATCGCCAGCTCCGCCGGGCTTACCTGGGGAACCTGCGGCTGTCCCATCATGGCCGGGTCTTGCGGCATACCCCCTTGAGGAGGTGCTCCCTGGGGAGGTGCTCCCTGTGGCGCAGGCTGCTGCTGCTGCTGGGGGGCGGCTCCCGGAGGTTGTGCTACTTTCGCCAACTCGGAACCCAACTTTGCCATGTCGTTGTATCCGAGAATGTATGAGTGAGACTGCCCGTTCTTCTGCGCATCGCGCAAGATGCCGGCCGCGTCCGCGGCACTGATGTTGTGGTCCTGTGCTAGTTTGGGAAGAGCGACGTCCACGCCCACAGGAGAGGAGAGGTCCGAGAACCACCAAGTGGAGGGCTCGGCCTTTTTGACCACTACTGAGGGAGTACCCACTTCCTGCAGCTTCGCATTCATCCAGCGAGAAATGAGCCGAGGGTCATTTACCACCGAGATGCGTCGCTGCTTCTCGAACTCCGGACTACACGGGGACGCGGGGTCGGACTCGTCTTTCTTCACATTTTCCACGATGGATACCCACTGGGCACTCTTGGGCAAAAAGATAAGGCCGGTTTTTCCAACCTTATCGATCTTTTTGCGAGTGGGATCATCGTCAATGATAAGGGTGCAATCCCCGTAGCGCTTGCGCACTTTGGTTCGTCCTTCTTCCATCACTACTTCACCGATGGTGAAAGGTTCCGTGGCACCGATATGCTCTCCGGTCTTGTGAATGAAGAAGCCAAAGGAATCAACCTTGGGCCGAGAACCTCCGCTGCCTTTCAGAAGCGTACTGACCTTGCTATTGAGGACTTCGTCGCCCTGAAAGATCTTCTGACCCGCAGCGTCATCGCAGATCCAGGCTTCCTTCGCATCAGTACCAATGACCAGGTAAGGAATGGGCTGCCTATGATGGCGGAACTGAGAGTGGCGCATGTACGGTCCACGCTCCTGTCGGTCGCTAACGCCTACTGGGTAAGGCACCACGAAGAAATTCTTCTCGGGACTTTCCAAGAAGTAGAGTTTGTAGAACCCGGGCTCGGTGCCCGGAGCATCGAGGTGGATGTTACTCTCGACCTTGACTGCAATCTTCTCGATCCCTTGTCGGGAGTCATGCACCGCGAAGCCTTGCTTCGTGATATTAGAGAATGCATCACCAGTCTTTTCGCCGAAGAGGCTCTGCAGCTCTTCTGCTGGAGTGTCCATCGTCGCTACTTTCAGGAAGCCTTCCTCTACCGCGGCGATCTTGGTACGCGCAACATTGTCATACCCTTCTTGGAAAGCTTCTTGGAGTGCCTTTACGCCGTAATGTCCCGCAAGCTTCTGTAGAAGGGACGGGTGTTGTACGAATGCCAGCTTCAGGCCATCCAACATGACGCGAGGACCAGAGCGCACGGCGCTCAGGAATTGCGACTTGGGAAGATCCTGGGAAGAATCCCGGGCCTCCTTGAACATGACTTTGGCGCCGTGATCCAATGCCTCGTCCATGTTGGCATATCCATAGCGCCCACTCCCTGTGGGAGGAGGAATGACTGCCCGACTGATATCGACATCCGTAGGAACCGAAGAGGACATGTTAGCCCCTTCGCCCATGGAGTCGAGGTTCATCTTGGAAATCTCCGACAGCCACGGAGAGGAGAGGGGAAGGAAGATGTTCAGCTCCTTGTAATAGAGCATGTCCATCGGCTTCAATTCCCCGGACGTCATAATCACAGGGACGTATACAGGTTTTTCTCCGTGGAGGATAATGAAAGCCCCAACGGCATCGCCCTCTTGAGCATTGGACTTCAAGATCTTGAATGTTATGACGTTCCCCGCCATGTCCGGGAACTTGGAATTCATCACAGCATAGGCGGACTGAGTGAAACCGTCCTTGAACATCTGTTCGGCTTGCTCCTGCGGGGGAACTTGACCGAAACTCTGCTCCTGGGGTGCTGCGGGCTGCGAATAGTCTTGTGGCATGACAACTCCTCCCTTATCAAGGGTAGTTGCAAGAATTATACTGACGAGGATTGATAAAGGAAAGGGGGAAGGCGGATTAGGGGACGTTTGCGGCGATGCGGGTGAGGACGTCATAGAGGGCGGCTTCCTTCTTGGACTCCTCCTCCTTGGCCTCCTCCTTCTTCTCGTCGGCCTTGCTGTCAGCCTTTTCGTCGTCCTTCTTCTCGTCCTTCTCGTCCTTTTCGTCCTTCATCTCCTCTTTCTTCTTGAGGAACTCAGGGGGAAGCTCTTTGGCGAGCTTGTCGAGAATCGCATCCTTGTTGGGGTGCGCGAGGATAGCGGCAGCAACCTTACCCACGTCCTTCTGGACATCAGTCGTCGGCTTGCTCTCTTGCGTCACGCCGGCCGCTGCGGGATTCGGAACAACCGGAACGGGGATGTGAGGCTTCTGCTGGGTGGTTCCCTGCTCGCGGACTACGGTCTCCTTGGGCATGTCAATATTAGTATCGAGGTCCAAGCGCCCTGGAGGATTGCCTGTTCCAGCGCCCGGGGTACCGTCACCCGTCGCTGTGTCACCCTCCATGGAGAGCTTCTTCAGGAACGAGCTGAGCTTGGAAACCTCATTGGAGATGGGAGGCGAGTAGCCCGGAGCTTCCGGCTGCTTCTCTTCGGCGCCGATGGCTCCCGCAGCCGTGTCGAACTGCGTGGTGCCCTGAGGGACAACGACCTCGGAGGAGGGATTGGCTTCGATGTCCTCTTCGGCCATTCCACCATCCGCATACTGCTCGTGATGTTCCCCACTGCCAGTCACGTCGGTTTCCCCGGCAGCCTTCTCCATCAGGGAGAGAGCAGTCGTGTGTGCCACAGTCTCGATTCCAACCGCAGACGCGGCCTTCTCGAGGTCCTTGTTGGCCTGATCGAAGCCCGTCTTCTCGGCAATCTGGTTCGCCACACCAACAATTTGGTCCATGACGTCCGCCGCCTCTTCAGGAGACAACCCTTCTTCACCGGAGACTTCCGGCATTTCTCCAAGGTCGTCTGCGATGACGTCTGCCGATTCCTCGGCATACTTGGCATTCGGATATGAAACCAGGCCCGAACCGATCATCACATGCTGGATGCCTCGAACTGCTGCGCGCTTACAAACTCCCATAGTGTCCCTCCGTTTACGTCCCGCTTATCGCTCCCAGTACCCCACCACCAACGGCTCCGGGGATAGCCAGACTACGAATTTGTTCTTGGTTAGAAGGCTTCGAGGTTACTTCCTTCAAAGCCTTGAGTACGCCACCGTCTGTTTTACGGCGTAAAACTTTCATAAATTGTCGGCGCATAAGAGGTGAACGCCCGAGGCCCAAAGCACCTCCAGCCAAAACTCCTGCCGCTGCACCTACAGGAGCCCCTGCCATAACGCGCTCCAAGATGGAGCGGCGAGCTTCGGGGGTCAGCTTATTAGAGGGATTGACATTCAACTCAATAGAAGAGGTCGCTTCCGCAGCCGCCTTCTCACTGAGAGGGACAACAACATCTTCCGGATAACCGGCATCCAAGAGGGCTATTTTAACTCCCTCGGCATATGCTATCGCCAAAATGTCAGACCGTGATTCAATCATTTAAGGTGTCTCCAAAACTCATCGCAAGTATATGACCTTTTAATCTATTCCCCAAGAGGTAATTATCTGTAGCCTCTGGCAGCCCACTGCTGCGGATCCGACAGGGGACGCTGCTGCTGAAGGTGTTGCAAGTAGTCTGGACGTGAGGTGATTCCTGGCGCGGTAGGCATTACAACACGGGGCTTGGACCCCCCCGTAAGCTTGTCGACGCCCTTTCCGATTTTGCCGCCAGCCCACTCTCCGGCTATTCCTGCGGGAATAGAAGCTACAATACCTCCAGGACCCAGCGCCGCCCACCCAAGAGCCGTACCTCCGAGCATTCCGCCCATTCGTGCGCCCTTATTGGGTTGGTCGTCTGTTGCGATCTGATATCCCTCGTAGGCGGGTAAGCCATAAAAAAGGCCGCCCATCAAACTTGCTTTAATCGGATGCTTCCTGAAACTGGAATTGAAAACATGGACCGGATGGTGCTTCCGGGGGCAAACACTTTGCCACCTTTTACTTCTTTGATGAACTTACCAGGCTCTCCAACGGCTAGACGCTTGAGACCCTTACCCGCACTCCGGAGGAACTTCATAGCACCAGGAGGTATCCCAGCTTGCTTCTCCATACCCATGAGGCGATAGACGGAGTCGTAACCAGCTTGTGCGTTCTCGAGGGTCATCAATATCTCCCCTGTTCACCTTTCCCAAAGTCTACGCCCATCACGTACGCAGGAACAGGGTGAACTCCCCGGACATCAGATTTATCTCCGTAGTGTGCTGCCTGCAAGAGGGTCGACTTCAGGTTTCGGTGGGCCAAGCGAGCCATCCAGTCGGGGTTCAAGAGCGGGGCTCGAGTGGCTGCCTTCATGACGAACTCTACGTCAGGAGCGCGAGGAGCAATCAGCACACTCTTCACGCCTTCTGTCCGCAAAAACTTCATTACTTGAGGAGTCACGCGTAGTCCTGTCGAAAAATGAAAGTAGTCCTTCCCGAGTGTTTGTCCGAGGGATTCACTGAGGGGCACCTCTTTGGTGTTCCGTCCTATCACAGACCGTAGTTGGTTGTAGCTGATAATATCTCCCTTGAGGAATGTATTGCTGGGGTCTTCACGTATCTGCGCAAAGTCCAATTCACCACGGGCCAAAAGCTCGAAGTGGCGCTGGTCTAAATCGCGTCCTTGGTTACGGTATAGATCTTTCAAAGTATCTACCATATATAGACGCCCTGCTCCGAGCCCTTTGTATTTCACCACTTCGTCCGGCTTGGGGATGCCCTCGCTGAGAACATCTCCGGCCTCCAACACATCGTTCTTTCTGACTACAACATCGAGATTAGGACCGACGTAATGCTTTTCCTTGTCCACAAAAACAAAATGCCCACCCTGAGGTGCGGACTCCACTCCGGTAACTTTGCCGGGAACCGCAGACAGAGTTGCTTTGTTGAGGAACTGTCGGGGAGATTCTATAATCTGTCGAAAACCTACAAGACCTCCGACCTTCTTCCGTTCTCCCTTGGTAGTGCGCGTGCCGTGCTTTGCGTCGAGGGCGAACTGCGTAAGAGGACCCGAGATAGCCTGCGCTGCTCGTACACCTACGTTGGTTCCTACCTCGTGATTATTGCCCTTCTCGTCGAGGCCCTGACACTTCTGACACACCCCATCACCAGCCTCACAAGTCATCGGCGAACGCACCAGTACCTTCCTGGCAGTACGAGCAAGCTTGGGCTGCAGCAGAGGAGTGACGAGCATATTCCGACGGAATGCTCCGATATCCCGAGCTAAGTAACGGTCTACCACGTCGGGGTTAGTGGCCACCATCAGGACACCATTGGTTGTGCCGCAGTCATCTTCTGTGATGATGAGATCGTTCATGTTGTTGATAAGGATTTTACTGAGGTCCCCCGGCTCAGATACTGAGGTGCTCGACTTGATGGTGTTTAGGATTGCCTCGTTCCCTGCTACCCAATAGTCAGCAGGAGACAGCCCTTCACTGTACGACTTCTGGATTATCCAGGGTGTGGTTTGGCCTGTGGGGTCGCTGGCAGCTACAGGACTCGACACGATTCCCATGAGCTGGAAGGGCTTGCCCCTGGCACCCGACCTGACCTGCTGAGTCAGCGAACCCGGATGCTTCATGACGTGTTTCCCCATATGCTCCTGGGCCGCCTCAGCAATTTGCCGACGCTGTGTATCTGTCCGAGCCGCTTTGAACCGCGTTACGTAAGGAGACAGAAGCTTATTACGTACGGCGTACTGGGGAGTAATATCGTCGAGACCTACGGAGAGGCCCTCCTGCGTAGACAACTCGTCACCTACGCGCTTGAGCCTCGTTACAATCTCTGCATATTTCTTGGGGTCGGCTTTTGCCAGTACCGTCATACGCTTGGAGAAGTCCTTCTTGCTCGCTGCTGAAGTAACTTTATGCTCCGAGGGAAGCACGTCGTTGATTAGGTATCTTCCAAATGTCTCGGACATCTACCACCTACCTACCATCAGGGGAGACGGCCCAGACATGGTGCTGTCGGCCATCCGCATAGGAGCAGACCAGCCGGTACGGCGGTTCATTCGCTGTTGAATGCCTAGCGACGTGCTCTTCTGGCTGCGGTTCTTGTCGTGCAGCTCAGGAATATCCTGGAGCATCGTGGCCAAGGAATCTGCCGGACTTCCCTGGTCGTTGTTCTCCAGGGGACGATGAATTTCGCTGGTAGTAGGCTTCCCTTCCATTCCCATGCGTCGGGCGATCTTCTCCATCGTAAGCTGGTATCCTGTTTCGTATGCTTCGGACATGTCAGCTCCCTCTTTGGTGGTGGGAGTGGTGTTTCTCAGTAGCCACGCCGTGTCCTTCGTCCTGAACAGATGAAAGGTCTCCCCAGTCTTCTTCTTGAATTTTACCGAATTTGGCTTGGCTGAGATAATTTTTACTGGATCTTTCTCAACAATGCGAACTTTTCCGGCCCCGTACCCCTTCGGGATATGTTGCGTCTCTTTGGCCCCAAAACGCAACGCGTAGTCTGCTGTGTGGGTCGGGGTTTGGATAGCAAGCACTGGACGTCCCCCCTGCTCGGGAAACCGAGTTTTAGGAACAGCCCAAGAATGGGCATAGCCTGTGCCGGGATCTACCAGGCGTAAGTCGAAATGCTTCCCCGCCTTCTTGGCTTCATGCTTCTGCACAGACAGTGTCCAGTGCTTATCTTTCTCTTCTGGGAGGGGCTGAATCGTTCTCTCCGCCGGGATGCCTGGTGCAAATTCTTTTTTCTTCAAGACCGCCTCCGGAGTCGCATCCCGTTCAGGCTCGAAACCCTCCAGCTCTTCGTGCTTGAGAGGTAACGCTACAAGACCCGTCTGGGTGTTCAAGGAGTAAGGAGCACGTATTGACCCCTTGTCATGGAGCGTTGAGGTATCGAGACGAATCTCACCTTTTTTGGGAGGCGTTAAAGTGTACGCGCTGGTATCTCGAAGAATCGGTCCTAGCCTGGACTCGAGCAACGCGCGCATTCGATTGGTGTTACGCGGCTTATCTAGAAAGCCACGAACATGAAAGCCTCTACCTCCCGAGAATGAGATAGCTGCGTCTCGAACGTGGGGAACTTTTCTAATCTCGCGTTCAACATCTCGGGCTGCAGGCTTGAGTACGTTAGTGGAAACGCCTTCACCCGGGTCTATGTCCACCCATACTTCCTGAGTCTGGGTTCCTATTGTTGGGTGGAACTCCGTGTAGCGCCGAGAAGCGTAATAATCAAGGTCGTCTTTGGAGTCAATTCTAATGGGGTCGTTTTTGCTGCGGTACCTCTTGATGATCTGCTTCTCAGGCGACCGCGACATGGTCGCTACGAGGTCACGTCCTTGAAGGGCAGCTAAGATACGCTGCTGGATCACAGGGTCCATGTAGTAGTTGTGCACGTCCCGCTTGGTGAGCGCCTGTCCCTTGGTAATGGTCTCATCCCACGTAGCTTCGCGCTCTTGTTCCGACCGATTACGGCTGGCCCAGACTGCGGCGCGTTGGACGGGTGAAGAGTAAGGGATCACTTACCCCCTATCGTGACCCGAGTGCCGAGTCCTATCTGGCCGGCATTGTAGGCCTTCATCGCGTCTGCCTTGCTCTTGAACTTCTTGGGCGTGGTGTTCTTGTCGTCCAGTTCAGTAGCGTGAGAGAGCCCCATGATGGCCTCCATCTCCGGAAACACCAAGAGACTGTCCCGCTTCTTGTCGCTGAAGAGGACACTGGAGAGCGTCATGTTCTTGGCATCTTCCACAGCACCCGGACTGACGGGAACGTGCACGTTCATGCTGTCACCGTCATAGTCCGCGTTCATGCCTTCTTCGATGAACGGATTCACCCGAATGGTCTTTCCGGGAACGGGCTTCGGGAAGGCCGCAATCATGTTGTAGCGGTGAAGCGTGGGAGCACGGTTGACCACTACAGGGCGCTCTTGCACTTCTCGCATGAGGACATCACGAGCACCCGGGTGGCGTTCCTGGACCATCTCCCGAGCCTGGAGCGCCTTGTACCCGTTCTGTACGAGCCGCTTGATGAGGAACTTCTCGTACATGGTCCAAAGCATATCCTCGGGAATGCCTACTTCATCGATCCCCAGAGTTACGTCGGGTACGATGGTTCCGCGCCCTGAGATGTCCTGGGTTTTGGATACTAACTTGGACTGGAAATATCCTAGTTTCGGATTGGTTCCAGCAATGACCGTCAAAAATCCTTTATGCCCTCGGGCCTTGGACTTCTGCGTAACGGGCTCATTGGTTCCATAGACAGCCCCCACCGCTTCGTGGAGTGCAGGACGGAGATTCTTCTCCTCGTCGGGGAGAAGCTTCTGCTTTTTCGCTTCCTTGAATTGTGTGTTGACGTAGATGAGATCCCGGTAAAGAGGATTGATGTCTCCATACATGATCTCCTGGCCGCCTTTACCCGGGAGGATAGGACGCACTACTGGGGGCACCACTGGAATCTTAGAAACCACGTAGGCTTTGTCCGGCGTGAGTCCCTGCTCCTTCAGCGCGCTAAGATACTTGGCCTGCTTCAAGTCGTTGTCTAGTTGTGGGCCGTTCTTTTTCTGCATGCCCTTCCGCAGTTCCTTCAATCGCTGCGGTACGTCAATACGGGCCAACTCCCGTTTGATATGTCCAGCCCCCTTCTCCTTGATGGTCGTGTTCAGTTGGCCAACCGTCATCCCAAGAAGCCGGCGTACAGGGTCCTGGAAAACAGGACTGACGACAGGCTCTGCAAGCTGAATATGAGACCACTTGGTGCCCTGGAGACCTCCTGTAATCGCAGGATCGAATAGGCCCCCCTTCTCAGGCCGCAAGTCTCGGGCCCGGACTAACTTCGCGTCCTTTACCTCGCCCGCGGAAATTTCCGCGACGTCTTTGTCTGTGAGGGGCGCAAGAGTCAGAATGTTTTTGCGGCGGTCTACCCTGATGCCAGTACCTGTCACCATGTTCAAGAATTTGTCTGCGGCAAACGTCGTCTTAGGCGAGGGGGTGGGGTATCCAAGCTGCAGGGCTCTCCAGTACTCATCGTTTTTCTGACTCTTGACTGTCGTTGCTTCTCGAATCATGTTGCGCGCATTGTGGCCCAGGAGAGCATCGAATTCCATACGCCCCAAAGTCTTGGCGCTCTGGGCACCACCCTTGGTGGGCTGCTGATTTACGTCGTAACTTCCAACCCCTCGTGCTCCGTAGTTAGTGTCCGTGGACTTGAACAGCTTCATGATAAACTGGCGCCCTACAAACACCCCCGGTATCTTCTTGCCGGTCTTGGGGTCATAAACAATTTCCTTGTCTTTCAGTTTGTGTTTCCGGAGTAACTCCTGCGCCCACTTAACATTGTTGTCGTGCCCGAAGTTCTCGACAAGGATGGGTTTGCCCGTCTTTTCTGCCACCTTCCCTACCGCGGATTCAATGAGTTGACTTGGATTCACACGAGAGACTACTCCAGCCGATGTCATGATGACATCAACGGGTTTCCCGCTCTCGTCTTGTATCATTTGGTCGTCAGGAATGATCTGCGAGATGACGCCTTTATTGCCGTAGCGTCCTGCAATCTTGTCTCCGATTCCCGCGGGCTCTCTGGTCTTGATGGTGAGGGCGATCCGCTTGGGAGTCTTTACTACGTCAATAACTTCACCCTCGTGCTCGTGGTCCCAACCCTGGGTAAATTCCCGGAAGGGGCGAGCAAGAGAGCGGTGGAGCTTTCCAAGAATAACATCATCAGCGGTCATCTCAGACTTCCGAAGACCAACAACTACGGGGTCTCCTCCTCGAATCTTGGTCCCGGGCTTGATCACTCCATCGGTATCGAGGGGTCCGTACTGGTTCTTAGTGTATCCATGTCCGTAGTAAGTCCGGTGCTTCTCGCGATTGAAGGACAGGTCCTTGTCCCGCGGAATGACGATCTTGTACATTCTCTCGGAGGTCAGCTTCTTCGATCCTCGATCACTGACCACTACCGCGTCATTAGAGTTCGCGCCATAGTACGGCATGTAGGCCACTCGGAGGTTTTTTCCAAGGGCTAGGGTCCCTCCGCGCGTGAAGTTGGACTCGCCCAACATCTGCCCCTTGCGGACACGGTCTCCTTTTTTGACCTTCAGCTCATGGTCAAGATATGTCTTAGACGCCAGGGGGAAGTCCTTCTCGTAGGGGATCTTGATGAGCTTGCCGCCAGCAGCACCGGTCTTTTCACCGTCAGGACGCAGGTATATGTAGTCCCCATCGATCTTGGCAATGGTTCCGGCTACAGGTGCTGTGGGATTGATGATGTCTCCCATCATGCGCTCAAACGATCCTCCCGTTTGTGCCTGTACTTGAACCAGGGGCGCCTCACGCTCAACCAAAGACAGCGCCTGCACCCCCATCTTGGAACCCATGATTGCGCGATTACCCTGGGAAGACTCCAGGAAGGGAACCAGATTAGTGGCTGGACTATACATCGCCGAGACATGTGGGATCTGATAGTCCACCTGGGACGCAGGAAGAGTGCGTACCTTTCCACGGTCCAGAGCGTGTACGTCCCCCGTCATCTTCTGATTAGGGAAGGCCAGTACTTTCCTCTGTATCTCACCTGCACGGATATAACGTCGCTTGTTTTTCTTTACGTCGTAAACAGGAACGTAGATGTTCCCCGCATCATCGTGTTTAGCACCCATCGCGGCACGCACATCTACACCAGCCCTGAAGGACTCCGGAGTCCGGACGGGATCGAGTGCTCCAATTTGTGTTGGATGAGTTTGTCGAGCCTCGATAGGAATAGCGCGTTCCGAAGAAATACCCCCCTCTCCAAGAGAGGTAACGCGCACTGCAGCATCGATAAGTTCCATGGGATTGGTCTGCGTAGGAACTGCAGCCAACTGGGAGCTGTTGATGAACTTGAGAATCCCGCGCGTAAACGGTCCCGAGGCAATGGCGCGCTTAAGGTCCGGAGTAGCTTCCATCTTGATTGCAGTCTTGCGCGCCACCTCTCGGGCGTCGAGCTTGATGCGCTCCTTGAAGAAGTCCTCTACGCCGTGGAGCGTTTTGAAATCCAGGTTGTCTCGATCATCGACTTCGTCGTCCTCTCGGAAGATACGAAGTACCTTGCCGGAGGCGTCCAAGATGCTGTCCTCAGTGATCTTATCGTAGCGCTTACCGAGGGTAGCTTCGTTGACTTCTGGGTCCATACGGGCTTCTGAGTATCGCGCCAAAACCTCTTTCATCTTATCGGAAGAAGAGCCGGCTTTCTGTCGGTAAGTCGGGATCACCTTCTTGTAGAGTTTGTCTACGTGCTTATCCGCATTCTTGCTGAGCTTCTCGTGATTCTGTTCGGCGAGCTTGCGTCCCCACACATTGGCAATACGTTCGTGGGATACTCCAGCCTTGCGCAATACCGTATAGAGCGGGATCTTAGACGAACCGTACTCTAGTTGAGGTTCGCCCTTCTCCGGATCCATGGTGACGTTGAAGTTCTGGCCTCCCACCACATTGAAATTGGCCTCCAAGATATCGTTGGCCCGCTTTCGCGCGTAGACGCCAGGCTTGGGTCGCACCATGTTCGAGATAGAGTACTCGTTGCCGCCTACGATGAAGGTGTGGCGTGGCGTAAACCACGGAACCCGTGCAAGAGTGAAGTCTTTCACCTCATCGATAGTCGTCCCGTCGTTGTCGCGAAGTCGAACGGTTCCCTTCACAGCCTCGTGAAGTGTATCCCCCCGGAGAAGAGCATTCTTCTGTTCCGTAGGGGAGAACTCCTTGTCAACGAACTTCAAGTTAGTGACTTCGAGCGTCTTGTTCCGGGATTTGACAGGAAATGACTCCTGCAATCCTTCGAGAACACGGCGCCTAATCGCCTGACGTTTCTCGTCAGGGCCTATCATCACTGGAATGAGGTCTGGCATCGGTTACTCCTCTTATCGACAACAAGTATAGAGTACGTGGGCCAAATAGATAAGCGCCTTATTGGTATAAGAATACAGAAAGGAGGCCTTTATGGTCATCACATTCGTACGAATCCTTCTCGGATTCTAAGACCTCCATCTAAAAAGAGTAGTTACGTCAGGGTTGGAACACCAACCCTACTTTTTTTGGCTGTCCCCTCTATTGGGGTTGTGGGGGTGGATGTTGGACATTGTCTTGCGTACCTGCTCCATCTTCTTGAGCTGGCGCAGAGAGACCGGATCGGGCTCCAGCCAGAGTATCTGTACACACCGACTTTCATCCTGGAGGCTAAAGAAGTCTTCGCGGTCTCGGATCGCTTCTCCCGCGAGGATCTTGTCACGGATACGCTTATACTCAGTTTCTTGGATATGAGGACACGTGTAGTCCCCTGCAAGGGGAAGAACTACGTCCTCGTTCTCCTCATCCGCGAGTGCGGCCAGACAGCGTTGGCAATTTGTCCAGGGACGCCAGAGTATGAAGACCTTTGAGAATGACCGGTACGCGAGCTGTACCTGACCCTTACCGTCGGTTCCCATCATGTCTTTGCTGGCGTCACGGAATAGGCTGCTACCTGGTAAATCAAATTGAGTATCGGAATCTTGAGTAGAGGGGCTCTCCTGCTGAAGAACCATGTCTGCAAAGGTTCTGCTAGAATCACCAGACATCTACATTGCCCCCGAAGCAACCTGATTCTTTTGTTGTCTATTGTGGTGCTCAAGGCGCTGCACCACTACGGCATATAGCACGTAGTCCTCCATTTGTAGAGTGTGAAGCTCGCTCTGCTTGCTGCCCGCATCCAGGGTAAGGAGGCGTCCAACGATCTGGTCGGCCTCCGCAATAACCTGCTGTGGATTATAACCGGAACCTCCAGCTCCTTGCTGAGCCTGGGCCATGATCTGAGAGGCCATATTGTTTTGTATTTTGTCTATTTCGAGCTGAATATCCTGCTGTTGGCGTACCTTATCGAGCGTCTCCTGTTTGATTCGCTCCTCTTCCTTGGCGAGATCGATCTGGTTGAGTTCTGCGATGGTCTGGTTGGACACTATGGGAGCACCCGCTTGCTGTCCTTGCATCCACATCTGGATGAGGGTCTGCTTCTGGACGGTATCATCGGTCATTCGGAAAGGCTTCATATCAACCCCGATACGCTCCCAACCGAGGAACTTCGCACAGTTATCATCCACCCACTGGAGCAAGTCCTTAATATCGTTGATGTGAGTTTCGAGTTGGTTCTCGATGAGGCGGAGGGTTGCCTCCATTCCCTGCCCTGTCAGTCCTCCATAAAGAAACTCAATGGGAATACCCAGGGCGGCCACAATGTTCTTTTCGGCCTCCTGCACCTCTCCCAGAGAGAGGAGCATCTTCCCTTGTCCTCCCAACTGGGTCACATTCACGGGAATGGGTGCGTACATGATGTGGAGGGGGTCCTGGCGGTACTGCTTCAGGTGGAAGTCCATCTTGTTGGACCAGTTCCGAAGGCTGATGGTCGTGACGGGGTCGGCCTGTTGTGATTGCTGTGCAGGAGACACCATGCGATAGGGCACCATGTGGTCCAGTGCAATAGCTTCATTGGCTTTTCGCAGAACCGCGGTGAAGTGGAATAGCTGAATGGCCGAGATGAGAGGAGGCAGACCCCACTGAGGATTGACCCCGGCGGGCCCGGCAGTCTTCATGTGGAAGATCGCGTCTTTGGCGAACTTGAACTTCTTATTTTCCTTCACCGCTTTGAGGAACCCTATGGGTAGCGTATCAATGAGACTCTTGTGTCCTTGCTGGATACGCTGAACAACGTCCTGAGGAATACGGTAGAAGTAGTTCGACGTCCCTGTCATAGGGTTGTAGTCAATGTCCATCAACTTGGGATCCCAGCGGATAAAGTTGACGTCTCGGGCAAGCATCAATTTGCGGTCTTGTAGGTCCTCTAGCCCCGCGACAGTTTGTTGGTTACAGTTTCCGCACTCGTAAGCAAATGTGAGCTTCGACAAATTGAAGGTGTAGTCTACGTGTTGGATATTGGTGAGCGTCCCGCAGCGCGGACACTTGAGATAACGCACGAAAGGCTGGTACATGCTCATAAAAGCGTTACCGTAGACGTATTTGTCCAGGGTAGCCATAATGAGCAGCTCGCGGACGCGGATGACCTTCTCTAGAAGGTGTTTATGTTTCCGGCGCAGCGACTTATTGGTCGTCGCGTAGGTGACCTCCGTAATGGGGTATTCGCCGAATTTCCGAAGGGCCGCATACACGTGAGCGCTGTTGTAGAAGAGATACTCTGTCCACAAGAACAGCTCTTTGAGGCGCCTTGGTGTAATTGTCTGTAAGAACGTTCGGTGAGGATTGGATGGTATTCCACACTTCCCCCCCAAAGCTCCTTCCATACCGCTATCAGCCATACTCATGCTCGGTGTTCCTCGCAGATTGCGTTCGCCACTCAAAAATCATACTACTAAGGGTAGATGTAAACAAGGTAAGTGATATGAAAATAACCCTGGAAAAACTAAACAATACTCCCGTGTTTGTCGTAGTTGACGACTCCACCCGGTGGGAGCGGGTTTACGGTGCTACCTACCAGAAGAGATTAAAGCGGTGGGTATTTCCCGCCTTTCCCCCCTTTATTCAGAAAGTTCAGCACGATCTTCCTCAAGTATACCCTGCAATTTCGTACTCCCCTGAGGCCGCCCAGTGGGCTGCGCAAGTCAAAGATCTCCCGCGCATAGAGCAGGATGTAATAGAAGCGTCGAAGGACTTCACGATTGAGAGCTACGAGCACCAGCTCGAGGGACTCACGAAACTCCTACACAATTGGCGCTATGTCCTGAACTGGGAAATGGGCACTGGAAAAACCAAGGTTATCATTGACCTGATGTCAATGCTTGCAGGACAACGTGCTCTTGTTCTGGCGCCTCTCATTGCTGTCGAAAACTGGGTTGATGAGGTCAAGACGTTCACGGACGGACAGCTTCGAGCCGTTCCAGTTATCGGGAAGACGCGGAAAGCCAAGTTCCAACGACTGATAGAAGCTCAGGATGCCGACTTCGTAGTGGTTCCGTACGATACTGCCCGGCTGTACGGCCTTCCCTTCTTGGCCGAGATCGTCAATAGAGTTTGCCGCAGAGCCATGCAGTTTCCATCGCAGACGCTCAAGAAACACCTGAGGCGCGTCAATGACGCCAAAGTACAGAAGCGCTTAACGGAAGAATGGCTTCGAGGGCGCAGCGTACGGGACGTTGGGGAGGAAGTAGAAGATCTACGAAAGGGTAATATTCAGTGGCTTTCTGAAATACCTTACCACGTTATCGCCCTCGACGAGTCTCACCGTATCAAACGTATTCAAAGTCAGCGCACCAAGGTGTGTTTACGGCTGGCAGCTCTGGCGGCTAGACGGTATGAACTCTCAGGCACCGTCAGCCTTGGAGACCCGCGAGACTTGTATCCTCAACTCAAGTTCTTGGCGCCTTACGTGCTCCCTGAAACGTGGTTCGAATTCTGTGACAAGCACGTAGAACACTCACCTTGGAATAAACATATTGTTACAGGGTATAAGAATCTCCATGAGCTTAATGCACGTTTGTCCCAGGTTTCTGATCAGCGGAAACTAGATGAGTGTGTTGACTTGCCGCCAAGACGTTTCGAGACGTTGTACTTTAATATCACGCCGGGCCAGATGAGAGACTATAACTACGCAATCAAAGAGATGATGATCGACGTTCCGGACAAGTCTCCTCAGGAATTACAAAACGGAGCAATCCGCCTGATGAAGCTCCTCCAGATATGTAGTGGTTTTTATTACTTTGATAGTGGCACAGAGGACTGTGATACGTGCGAGAGGCTGCGTGAGTGTGTAGCTGCCGGGATACTCCCGGGGTCATTGGGCTGTACTCAAGCACACGTCACGGGAGAGCGCCAAGAACAGATTTACGGCGTAAATCCTAAGCTAGATACTTACGATGATTTACTGGAAGACCTCTTAGCAGGAGGCCACAAGGTCATTACGTGGGCGCACTTCACTGCTGAACTCGACGCCGTCGAGGCACTTCTCAAGAAAAGGAAAATCGGATACGTTCGAATAGACGGGAAAACGACTAAAAACATCAAGGTACTTTCTACTAAATTCCAGAAGGATGCGGATACGCAGGTTTACCTCGGACAAATCAGTACAGCCATCGCCATCAACTTAACCGCCGCCAAGTATGTGGTTTATTATAGTCGTACGTTCTCGCTGGAGGACTGGTTGCAGTCTCTCGGGCGCAACTTCCGAATTGGCCAAAAAGAAAAGACGGTGGTCTACTCCCTGTGTGCTCGCGGCACCGTCGAGCAACAGCAATTAATTGCTCTGGAACAGAAAGAAGACGTAGCTACGACGTTAACGCACAAAATCAGTTGTTTAGTGTG